AGAGATAAATTATTTAAAAACTGAACTAAATCATAGATAGCAAAATCTTTAGGAATATCTTCCTCAATATCAGCCTCGGCAAGAATATTCTTCATCACAGACATTGTACGAAGAGTATTACCCTGTTTAAAAAGAATCGACTGATTAATAGAAGAGAAGTTCTTTAAAAGATTAAAAGTTTTTTCAGATAGTTTCATAGTATGGGGTCGAAGTTTCATAATTAAGGCATGTTGTGGTCAATGTTTCCACTTGTAGTAGAAGGTTTTCCGTAATGCTCATCGAAATGTAATAGTAGCATAGCATAATGAATCACTTTTAGCAAGTCCTTTTTATTCCTACCATCTTTACTTCCATACCTACTACCATACTTTAAAATATTTGCTTGACAGAATCCAGAAGCAACATCTCGTGCTGCCATCAGATCAAGAGTTTGAACATTTCTATACTCGTGTGTATTACCAGTATAGTGTCCTCTATAAGTTCCTGATACATAGGACTCAATATCATTCATGATCTCCTCTTCATGGTATTTAAAATAATGCGCTGTCATAGTCTCCTTTTCTTGTTGAACCTCGTTATTTAGTGTTTTGGGAATAAATGGTGAGGGTGGTGTATAATCCTCACTAATAAAATGATGTGCTGCTTGATCATCATTGTCTGCTAGATAATCTTGCACATAAGGATATCTGTCATCAAAATAATCTCCACAAACAACTTCTTTATTTTCAATATCATCACCAAATTTTCTACGAGTTACAGTTGTACCACCATCAGGTGATTCATAAATGTACTGACCCGTTATCTTGTCTGCATATTCTCTCTCTTTTGGATCTGTAAAAGGATTCTCTCTATTAGGATCATTACGTTTATAATCATACCAAGAGGTAGAATGTTCTGGACTAAAATCTGTACTGGTCATAGGATACTCCTTATCAAGATTACCATAAAGTTCTTCATACGCTAGCCACCATGCCATATTGAAATAAGAAATCATTTACAAGACTTTCTGCTTTTTCTTTACCAAACTTACCAGTGAGATACCCTCCAACTGGATCTAATTTGGTCATGTAAGTATCAAAGTCTTTATATGCACTGGTATCGGTTCCAGTGGGTTTCTCACATTCTAACATATCTTTGTACTTAGTCAAGTACGTAGTAAACATTTCTAAATGCTCATTGACCTCAGACATGTTGCACTTAATAACATAGATATTTTCCGAGAAATGATTTCCTGGTTCAAAGAATCTTATATTACCCTCCTGCTTTGGTAATCCATCAACAGAGAACAAATAATTTTCTGTAGGGTGCTGAAAATCAAATACTATAATAACTCTTTTCTCATTAAATGCCATAAGATCCATACCAAAACAAGGAAGATTAGATCCAGTTTTAGGATATAAAATGTTGTTGTAGATACAAGAGGTATCACTCCATATCTCAACCTCTCTAGATTTAATAAGATACGGATTGCTATAAGTCTTAGCTAAAAGAGTAGTTCCTTTACTCTTCCAATTTGCCCAAACAGAATCCACCCCATTATGAAGTGAGATGGATTCATGTAAGACTTCTTTATACTTTTCCCAGAGATTCATTTTGTTTAATTAATTTCCAATCGGCATACATTCTACCGTATACCATACCTTCATGGGACTTAATGGGTGATCCATCTAAGAGTTCAATTTCCCTCTTAGATAAATTCTTTCCCATCTTTTTATACTCCTGTTCCCAACCAGGAATTAATTCGATAAGTTCTTTATAATCCATTATACTTCCTCCTTTTCAAATTCAAAATCAGCATCTACTTTATCATACAATTCAAGAAATGCTTGCTTAGTCTCATCATCAAACCTGTTTACACAGACTTCGATTGCCTTCTCCTTTGTACCAAAGATAGAATAAGCACGAATGATATGAACTAAACGACGAGTACTAATGATCTCTTCAATACCACCATCATAGAATGTTTTACGAATAATGTCACCCCAATCTACAAGTCTCTTACAGAAGTCAGTATCTGTAACTCCAAGAGTAGATGCAACTCTTCCTAAAATTCTAGTCTCAACAGAAGGTGATGGATAGTCCTGTTCAAATGTTACAGGGAATCGTTCGAGGAAGGCTTCATTGAGCACATTAGTTCCAATAAATCGTCCATCATCTGAACCTTTACCTTTAGTATTTGCGGTTGCGACAATGTTGAATCCTGCTTTTGGTCTGACGAACCTTCCGATCTTTTTAAGGAAAACTCCATTACCTTCAAGGATCGATTGGAGGCAGAGGATTTTGTTACTGGCAAGGTCGATTTCGTCAAGGAGCAATACACACCCTCGTTCCAGAGCTTCAACGACTGGGCCATTGTGCCAGACTGTGGCACCGTCAACAAGGCGGAAGCCGCCAATGAGATCATCTTCATCAGTTTCAATAGTAATGTTTACACGAATAAGTTCTCTCTTTAATTGAGCACATGCTTGCTCTACACCAAAGGTCTTACCATTACCTGATAATCCAGTGATGAAAGTAGGATAAAATATACCAGCTTTAAGAATGGTCTTAAGGTCACCGAAAGGACCGAACTTGACAAATGTATCATCAATTTCTGGAATAAGATTTTCCTTAACAACAGCAGGAGCACTAAATGATTTCTCAATATTCTCAACTACTTCTGTAGTTACTTCAAGATTCCATCTACCCTTAGCAACCTTATACTTCTTTATCTTCTTAGTTACAGTTTGATAACCAATGTCATTTGCAGCACAAAATCCACGAACATCAGCAGTAGTAAACTCTTCACCAAATGTACTTCTCAGTCCATCAACAATCTGTTGTTCTGTCATTTTAATCTCAAAAGGCATGATCTCAAGTGTTTTATTTATGAACCTATTATAACAATAAAAAAGGGGTCAAACGACCCCTAGTAGACACTTTAATAACTGGGTTCCAGATCATATTTCTTCTCTTCACATTCAGAATATGTAAGACCATCCCAATAAGAATGGTAGAGTCTTCCCCAAATTACCCCAAACTCATGATCATCTAAATTCTTAAACAAACATTTGTCATTTAAGTAGATATGATATGTTTTTGACATTGTTAAGAAAGTACTTCTTTAAGTTCCTTGATTAACTTTGACTTACTCTGTCTTCTATCCAGTTCTATACCAAGTGTTCTACCATAAGATTCCAATTCCTTCTTACTCATTTTAGAAAAATTAACTTCTGGTTCTGGTATAGATGGTACTTCTTCAACAACAGGTTCTGGTACTGGTGTTGATACCTGACCATGTAATAGATCTCCAAATCTGCTCATAACTTTATATAAAATTGCTTCAAGTATTTATCAAGCAACAAGTTCAATAAATTCACCCAATATTTTCTTATTCATCTTTTTACCATTAAGAGACTTCTTAAATGCACTACGAATCTGAGCTTTAGTAGCATCTTCACGTACATCAAATCCATCCTCATTTGCCAAAGCAGCTGCAGATAATCCAAAGTAAGTATGATAACCAGAATTCTTAATAGAAACTGCTTTATCCTTTCTCCAAGACTTCACCAATTTCTCACCCTCTTCTGAATATGAACTCGTATATTTACGAATAAATTCACCTCCATCTCTTGGTGCAAGAATACGAATACCAATGAAATTCATATCAGAGAACTTGTCTCTCAAATTTCTAAGGAAATGATCTGTCTGTGACCACCATCCACCTTGCATAGAATAGGTTGTTCCAAGTGTACGATCTCTTAAGAAACAAGTCTGATCAATATTACAAGTACCTAAGAATGGACTATCTTCCCAACTACGTTGGAAATTCTTATGAAATCTAAGAGGTGATCCTTGTCCATCTGTAAGAATAACGCATTGGACTTTCTCCAGTTTATTATCCCTCTTAAATTTGGGCAATATTTGATGCAAAGCAATCAGCGATTCATTCAATGGAGTTCCAGAAAGTTCCAATCCAATAGGAACTCCATAACGTTGAACATCACGAATTCTACTAAATGCTAATCCAATACGAAATATATTAACCATCTGTTCTTCTAATACCTTACTCCTAACCCTACTAGTAAGGATATTCATCATAGAAAAATGATCATCAATATGTGCAACTCCTTCTTTCTTCTCATAACAAGGCATTCTTACTGATGCTGGTTCCCCATCAGAAAGATAAGATTGAAGGGGATAATTATTAGTAAAAGCATAAACCTCAAAAGGAATATTAACCTTCTTACAAAACCACAATAAGTTATACAGTTGCTTAAGTGTATCCTGCAGAACATGTGCCATAGATCCAGACCAATCTAAAACAAACACAAGACCATGATTCTTACCATCAGGCAATACTGTTATCTTCCTGAAAAGATCCTCGTTGTATCTGTAAGTATGAAGCTTCGTTGTATCGAGAACCCCAGTGCGACTAGTAGTAGCACGAGCATACGCCGAAGCTGATTTCCTGCACTC